ACTATTAGCTGCACCTGTATTAGCTATATATCTCGTTGCTGTTGCATCTTTTGTAAGACTATCAACTGTATTGGCAGCAGAACTAAACATAACGTCGCCCTGCGCTGTCGTTGCTGGATATGTTGCTGTACTCCAAGTTGGATCAGCAGCACCACTTGATTGTAAAATTTGTGTTGCGGTTCCAATAGCTAATGAATTTAAACTGCCAAGAGCATTTCCAACTGTAAGTGCATGGTTAGTGTTTCCATTAAGCGCAATTGCAACAGTTGAGCCAGCAGAAGAGGTTGCAATATTGTCGCCTCCAGCAATCGTTAATACACCTAATAATGGTGTTGCAGTATTTGCATCATCAGTTAAATAAGACGGTGCAGCTCCTGCGGTTGTTTCTAAATTCAAACTTCCCGCACCGGGAGTAAATACAATTGTTCCTCCGGCAGATGTTAGTGAACTCCATGTAGGATTTGCACCAACAGAGCCAATTAAGAGTTCTCCGTTTCCAGCAACGGCTAATGAATCTAGAGATCCACCAACATTACCAATTTGTAGCGCGTGGTCAGTCGTTCCCGAAAGATTGACTGTTACTGTTGACCCTGTTCCTGATGTGTCTATATTTAAACCACCAAGAACATTAAGTGTATCAAGCGCTGCAACAGCATTTCCTGCATCAGTAGTATAAGTAAACGCAACTGTTCCATCTGTATCTATAGTTAATGTTGAAGTTCCAGGAGTTCCTGTAACAACCAAGGGAGTCGTTCCTTCTATGGAGATATTGCCAGATGTTGGAGATATCGCGCCACCAGCATTTCCTGTCAATGTCTTAACCACGCTATTGTCATATGATATAATCTGGCTCATGTGCCACTTCCTTCACTACCAAAAACTGAAAAATAAACACTGCCAGATGTTGGAGCTGCTAGATCTTGTTTTACAAACAATGCAGTTCTTTCAGCAAGAAGGTTCTCTTCTGTGTGCGTCTTATTTGAGGATGAATCATAAACGAATTGCGTATTGGTTGGCAAAACAAAATTATCAATATCTTCGCCCCAAGAAAAAATTAACGTCACATCTGTTAAATTTTGAACTAAGAACGACCGAGCGGCTGCGCTCAGTGATGTTCCTACGCTAACATAAGCTGCTCCGATAGAACCAAAAGCGAGCGACCGCAAGGGCTCCATATAAAAACGACTTCCTCGACTCATTGCTTATCCTATTTTTAGTAACAACGTTAATCGGTAGCTTGATGATCCGAGTTGCTATCACTGTCATCAAAACTTTTAACTTCTTCTTCTTTTTTTTCTACTTCTTGTGCTTTGCCCTGTTCTTCCATCTTTTTAGAAAACTCTACGATTTCTTTAGTTACTTCAACTGACGCATCGTAACAATCTTGAAGAGGCACACCATAAGGCATACTAAATACGTAGTTTTTACCGTTTTTTTCTACTTCAACAATTATTGATGACTGTAATGCCATGTTTTTTCCTTTACATAATTACGTAGTTATTCTGTCTTATCTATACACTATCTAATTTTATCCACCAATGCTATAAAAAGGGGCCCCGAAGGGCCCTCATTTCCTTTAGATTTTAGTCCATAACCCAGATTGAGATGAGACAATTCCCGTTTAACGAGGCAGCGCCTTCGTTAGTAAGTGTTATTTCTATTGAACCTGCAAGTTGTTTAACACGGTGAATAGTCATTTGCGCATCTGCAGCGCCACCATTACTTGCCGAAACAAATACTGTGTTTGTTGTAGAAACAAACGTATTTGTAATAGTAAATACTTGATCGGCGGCGGCTGCTGTAGTTTGAGCTGAGAATGTTGATTGACTTACGCGAGCACTATTAGTAAGAGCTACACCTGCAACTGTTGCTTTTCCAACTGTAACGGTTACATTTCCATTAACAGAATTGATATCGATACCACCGGTACCCGCATCAAGAGAAATATCAGTTGCACCAACAACATTACCAACTACGATTGGTCTTTCTCCAACTGAACCAACATTAATACCAAAATCATTATCATCGTTACCAATAGAAAGAACGCCAGCAGAAGAGTTAATCTCTACAACACCATCTGCATCAATAAGCACTGTTCCAGCAGTATCAATTGCGATGTTACCAGCTGCAGCGTTACCAATTGTTACGCCACCTGTTGAAGAACCAGTATTAATAGAAGTTAAAACATCAATATCGTTATTGATAAGAGTAATACCATCAACATTAACAGTTGTAAGGCCATCAGCATTACCAACATTAACAGTTTTTGTACCAGTGCCAGTACCAACATTCATTGCCACAGTCCCGGCCGTTACGTTTCCCGTCTGAACGTTTACCGTATGGGTTCCTGAAGTTACTGCACCAGATGCAATGTTAGTGAGTACTTCACCAACTGCAACTCCGCCAGTATTTACATTAACAGTTTTAATTGAGTTAGCATTTGTCGTGGCTCCATCTGGGGCCAAATCAAGTGTATCTGTGGTTGCTGCCGTAATTACGGTCCCTCCAGAAATACTAACGGTCCTTGAAGCTGCTGGGGCAATATCGCCTATATCAATTGTTGTACAATCTACTTGATTGCCTACAAAAATGCCTCCTGTGCCCGCCGAAATGGTAACGCCACCAGCAGCGTCTGAGGATTCTAAGCTAATAGCATCGGCAGCTGCAAGAGCTGAGCTGAGCTGAATACCACCAGCGTTTGAAGTTAATGCAATAGCTGCAGCATCGGTTGAGTTTGTTGTGCTAATTAAAATATCACCATCTGTTGCACGAATATCAATTGCGTCAGCAGAAGTTCCTTGAGTATTTATAACTTGAATTGTTTCGGTTGTACCACCATTAGTTTGAAGTAAGATTGCAGGATCGGTATTTGAGGTAACGGTAATATCAAATAGGGATGCACTCGTAATATCAATATCACCATTAAGAGTTGTGGTTCCTGCAATCGTCAAATCATTGGCCATGGTTACCGTTCCAGCAGCATTATCAAAATTCACAGTGCCACTGCTGATTGTAGTAGTTGAACCACCCGCTTGAACATCGAGATTACCGGTTGTAATATCAACCGAAGTAAATGTCCCAATACCTGAAGCAGGAGATGTTGACCAGGTTGCAGTTCCTGCTGCAATTTTTGCTAAACCATAAATTGTTGCAGTATCAGTATTAACCCATACTGTACCAATTTCTGCAAAATCACCTGTAGTAGGGTTGCGTTTAGACTGAATTACCAATGGAGCCAAAACAATCGATGTTCCATCATCTGCGTACGCTGTACGTTTGCGTATTTTACTATATGCCATAAAAGGCCTCCTTAAAAAGAATTAACTTACCCCAATTACACCGCGCCACTTCAATAAAATCAATGATTTTATGTAACTTTCGTGGTAACTGTGCTATGATTGTTATAGATAATTTAAAAAAAGGGAATATGATGGGAAATGAACGAAAAGGATATAAGCGCATGACGTTCTTTTTACAGGATAATATTGCATTACAAGTCCGTGAAAACGCTTATATAAATAATGGAACGTTAACTAACTATATAACTGAGTCGATTTTGAGAAGGATTGAAGATGAAAGAACAAGACAGCTCGAAGATGCTCAAAAGGACATGTCAACACTGTAAGCAATCATTTTCATATGATCCTATAAAGCGAAGCGACCCCAAATTTTGCAACCTTCAGTGCTACTGGCGCTATCAGCAAAGTCCTAAGATCTATGTAAAGACACGGAAAGAACAGTCGATAGACATGATGACTGTTATACATGCATCGTTTCTGCTAGCATTTGCATTTATTATGGCATTTGCAGTATATAGTCTAGTTATATAACTTTAACTCTTTTGCTGTGCTGCCTGTGGGGCTTCAATGCCTTCATGCACCATGATGCGATTTAACTTTCTGAGCGATTTATCAATTGTGCTTGCACTTTGACGAACCACACCTTGCAAAGTAGCACCATAAGCACTTCTAAATGCAGGACTCTTATATGCTAAACGAATAACTTTTTCGGCATTTGATGCGCTCCAAATACTTGCTCCTGCTCCTGCAAAAACTCCTAACCTTGCTGGCAAATTACTAGGAGCAATAAATAAAGCTGCTGCTGCTGAAAAAAGACCTTGGCCTATACGTCTCATCATTGAACGCTGACCCCATTTTCCAATAAAACTACCTTCATTAGCTAAACTTTTTAACTCTTTATGTTCTTGTGTTATTGAACTATATTTTTCTAAATAATTACGCAACCTGGGATTTTGTACAATATTTCTAAAGTTACCAAGCTCTTTACCCTTTAGGCCAGATGCACTTTTACCTTTATACATGTTCCAAACATCCATTAATCCTGGTTCGGATTTAAATGATTTTTTAACCTGATCCTCTACACCTTTTAAGGCTTGTGATTCAGATGCTTGTAGTTGCTTGCTAAACATGCGTGGTCCTAATAGTCCGAATGCAAGGGTACCTCCAATTTTAGCTGCGGATTGATAGCCTTCTCCGAGCCCCGTCTTTTTTGCCAACCATTTGGGAACATTTCCTGCTGCTGAAATCGCAAGCGCTGTTTTAGGTGCAACACCAAGCACTTTTGACGCCGCATTCATGTATTTTCCAACAGCTCCAGCTACCTTAAAAGGTGTTGCCGCAGCCTTTAAAATCATCCCAGGAGATAGTAATGTTGCTGCATCTTCCGCAAATTCACCAGCATTTTCCCAACCTTTTGGTGCTTTTTTAACAACATCTTCACCAAATAACCCAATAAGTGCTTTCTCTGGAAGATCTTCTATTTTTTCTAGCAATTTAGAAACAGGAACTTTTCCAAGTGATGCAAAATTAAGAAGCTTATTTACTGAAGCAGGAAGTCCTATAATTCCTTTTCCATATCCAACGGCTCCTCTTGCTGCTAAATAAGATGGAACTTTCCCAGCAGCTTTAACATCTAACTCAAGATTCTTAACATCTTTTTGATACTGATTAATACCAGAAAGAATATTGTCTTCTTCACCACCTAATTGTTGCTGTTGCGGCTGGCCAAATGACTCTGGTTGCTGCTGCGGCTGGCCAAATGACTCTGGTTGCTGCTGTTGCGGCGCTAAGGCTCCTTGTAACGACTGGCCACTTGCAGGTGGTTGATATCCTGACTCGCCTAATATTTGCGTAAGATATCGGTCAAATTGATCAAGTTTATTATATATTACCTGTTTCCCTTGATCAGGGTTAGAAATTGACCCTGCAAAAGCCCTAAGCGCTGGATCTTTACTTTCTTTTAAAGCTGATACAAATCCCTGATATTGTGCTTTTGCTTCTGTTGGCATCCATCCAGATCCAACTTTTCCACTTGCTATAAGTTCTTTGATCGCAGGCAATGCTTCTTTTGCCAATGCCACTGGTTGCATCTTTTCAGTTTGTCTGCGCACTTCTTTTTGTTTGCTTTGAGCTAACCTAGCATATTGCGGCGCACTTCCTGGACGAATATACCTACCAGTTGGCGCTCCACCAGCATCTCCTAACACTGCACGCATCGTATCGTATTCACGAGCGCCACGCAATGCATCTAGTTTATCTTTAATTAAAAAGCCAAGCGCCTGTTGAATCCCTGAGCCCAGTGAAGAGCCTAATTTTTCTCCAATACCCGTGTTGGGCAGTATTTGTATCGCCATTATTTTCCTAACAGACCTAAAAGTGGCAATGATGACATTAATCCTTGAGCTCCAGATTCAAACATACCTGGCTGTCGTTGTTGATATGCGTTTTCAGTCTGTGGCGTTAATCCTAGGCCAAGCAAGCTCATTAACATACGCTGCTGGTCCATGCCGTATTGAGACTTCTGAGCCGCAAGACCTTGCTCTAGCCCAGCCCCGGCACTCGAAAGCGCTTGCCCAAAGCCTGAAGAGCCAAGTCTAGTATCGCTGCCACCCATTTGAGTAAATCGTTCGGCTAATCCAGGAACTGTTTGCTGCGAAAACTGTGTTCGCGCATTTTGTTCAATTGGAGCAAAATCCATTCCTTGGCCAAGACCTTGGCCGCTTAGCGCTTGCTTCAGTATCGAGCTAAAAGCAGATTGTTGCTCTGGATTAAAGCGCTGGAATTGTTTCATCTGTTCTGGTTGGCCACCAAACACTTGGCCCATCGAAGTACCTTTTCCTAAAAGACCTGTTAAACCACCAAGTCCCAGCGCGCTTGCCCCTGCGCCTAACATTGGGGCCATGCCTCCCAGTATTTGCATTAAACTATTCATCCACGATCCAGATGTATTAGAGTTAGAATTTAAACTATTTCCTAAATTAGCCGTAGGATAAGGAGCAATTCCATTAGCACCTTGAGGTTGTGGACTATAATCCATAATATTCTCCAATTCATAGTTAACTATTGGGTATAAAGCCTAACTCGCCTGTTTTAAATATTCAATAACAATCCAAGTTGTTGTGAATGCGCTCCTGTTAGAACCAGCTGTAACACTAACATTGGTATTATCAACCTTTAATTCTATATTATTTGCTGCAACTGGGGATGCATAAGGTAATGGTATATAAGTCTGTCCAGCTGGATTTGGATCAGTAGCACAGCCATAGATACGGGTAAAGTTAAAGTTGGTTGTAATTGTAAGTCCATGTGGCATCACTTTAGTGGTGCTACTTGGAAGCGCACCAAACTTAATAACTTTACGGAATACTTGAAGTCCTTCTTGAGATGCAGATGCAGTTACAGGGCTTGGAAATACCTGGCCATTAATAAATTCTTCTTCAAAATAATAGGCGCTATCTTTCTTGTTAAGTGAGAGCACAATATTGTTAATATTTTGATAAAGGCGAACAAGAAGCTCTTTAAATGCTTCACTTTTAACATCAGTTTCATGGAGTTGATTAATTTCCCATACCGATGTTGTCGGTACAAATAAACCCGGATTAGTTTGCTCTTGCCATGACATAAAAGCCTTTCTCTATCTCTTAACCTGTATAATGCATAAGTAATGTAACACCAATACCTATAGCGGCAGTTACAGTACTACTCGCCATAGCGTAATACGTCGCGCGAGTTTTTGACACACGTGCAGCGGCATCCTCTTTGTTTTTTACAACTTCAGTCTCAGCCGTCGCAAGCGCGTCAGTAGTTGCTCTTAAAAACAACTTCTGTAAGTATTTTTTCAAATATTCATCTTCTAAATTTTGCCCTTGAAAACTTCCAATAGCTTTCAAACTCTCACGGTCTGGAGTGTTTGGCGCGTCAAGGGTCATACGTATATGATGGCATAAAAAGTCTTTTATACGCGAAGTTTGTGGCGACTCGTCTACCGAAAACGATTGGAATGCCAGGCGGCAGATTTGTTCTTCGTTTTGTTCTTCAAAGATAACAATTGAAGATCTTTTCTGACAAGGCAGGGCAATAGAAAGCCGTCCAGGATTTATGCCGATCTCTATATCTTTTTCCATAGGGAAAATTGTTCCTGCAAGAAAAACTATAAACAATAACTTCATCTGCGTCCCTTCTTATGATTGGAGTTGAAGTGCCGTTGGCTGCGCTTGAAAGATCATGGCATGCAAAGTAAATGGTAATCTTGCTTCGTCTAGATAAAGTTGGTCGTCAGAATAGTAGATTCGTAATTGTATGCATTCACCTTCTGCTTGTGTATACATGGAATGCCAAACTCGCTCTTGAAACTCTTCCATCGGTGCCAACTCATATTTGTCGAGATCTAATGTTGTTGAGCCAAGAAGTGTCCCTGTAGCTTCAGCCTGTTCCATCATCGATAAACCATCTGCACTTGAAATGTAGTAATCGATAGTAATTTTACCAGCTACTATTTTATCAACCATAAAACTTATTTGTGATATATAAGCGTTACGGTTTTTATCAGCGTAAAAATTATATTCTTTTGTTTGAATGTCTATCTTGCTTACACGTGAAATGGAGGCATTTCCATTGTAACTTGCTAAATCAACGCTCAAAGTTACCGTATCTTTATCAACAACCGAATTAACTTTTGCATTAGAGATACCTGCTCCATCTAAATGCACGCGAACATATTCATTTGCTTTAAGATTGTGATCAATAATTGTATACGAATAACCTGAATTATTTGTTACATATAACGATTCAGAATTTCTAGAGACATCAGGATTAATAATAACGACCCATCCTTGTTGATTCCCTGCAATGATTTTACGTGTTCGGCCAATATAACCGCTATGAATGCCGCCCCACCGCAGTTCAGTTTCGCCCCATATTAATGATGAGCCCCATGTAAGGCCAGGCGTATCCTCAGAGAGTTGATAATAGCCAAATGCGGTAAATGAATCGTCATTTACACCCCAAGAGCTATTTTTGTAGTTATATGCTAGAACTTTGTCTGGAAATGGAGTTGTAGCCGTTCTTGTATCCGTAGGAAAAGTCCAATAGACCATCTCAGTATCATAGTCTCTTATTCCAGCAATACGGTCTACACCTTGATTTTGGTTATGAAAACTTAGTACTAAATTTGGAATAGTATTATCAATACGCTCAACATTTGTTCCGGTACATGCGTGAATTCCAGTGTTTCCAATACCTAAAACAACTTTATCAAATGGAACCTGCGAGAATGTAGACTCTGCACCAAGTTCAGTATTAATTTTTTGCCATACAAATGGTTGAAGTTGGTTTCCTGTATATACGAGTTCCCATGTTGATCGCTCGAAATAAACAATTAAACGATCTTTCAGTAGTTGCGCTGTAACAATTGCTTCTGCGGTAGAGGGATCTACAAATCCACCTTCGCCGGGAATACTTACGTTCCATGAATCTACACCGGTTGGACTACCTGTTGAGGAATATCTGCATCGACTATTAAATGTTACGTTTGGCACTCCATTCACTGTCTCTTTTGTATTAAGAAGTACAAGTCGATTCTTAAATGGAATAATTATTCGGGCTGTTTGAACTATGCTTGTACCAACTGTTGTTGCCGTAGTAATAGCAGGAGATGTCCAGCCAACTCCATTCCAATAAGCAATCGTATCATGATAATTTGTTACCCATAAATCATTTGAATTGGCGGTACTTCCATAATAATTAACACACCAAAAAAACTGCGCGTTGTTCCCTGTCCATGTTGAAAGGCCAAGTTGCTCCCAACCATTATTTACAATATCGAAATAGTAGGCAAATCTCGTATCAAATGCAACAGATTTCTCTTGATTGATATCTTGCTCTTCATACTGAGTGATACCCATTACAGGCAACGATGGATACCAATATATTTTTGTTCCAGCTGGTGCAACTGATGCAATTGCAAAAACTGTTGTACCAACAGTTGCAGTTCCAGAAGTACCTGCCGTTGAAGCTAACATGGCACCAGTTTGATAAACGGTATATATTTCATCTGCAACTGAAAACATCTGTCCTATTGCAATATTATCAGGCGTTGCTGCCGGAGCTGTTGTATCACCAACTTGTATTCTGAGCCGTGAATTAAGATGCGTATCACCCATCAAAGTTGAACCAAATCGCTTCCTAACCTTGCCCCTAAAGACATATGCGTTCTCTAGCTTTGAAAACGCATTATCCGGCAATAACCATGGAAGAACATTTGTCTGTAAACCAGTGTTATTGTCGGTGTAACCGATCATGAAACGATCTTTTGCCATTTTATACTCCGATTAGCAATGATCTTACAGAACCAATTCCATCTGCATAAACTTTGAATTTTTTAGTAGCAATATTAAAATCAGTTGAAATTGAGCAAAGCCTTAATGAACCTGCTCGTGCTCCAGTTAATTGAATATTGAAAATATATGAAAAATCAGGACCAACGCCAGACATATCTATCTCGGTCACTCCTGCCGCAAGAAGAGCAGTATTGCACCATTTAATCAAAATACCACTTGGCAAATAAGCCCATCCGATCATATTGGCAGAAGCTGCCGTATTACTTAAAACAGAGGCGGTAAAAGGAATTCCAGTACCAGTTGCAACCCCTGCTATTTGTTTGTGAACATAAAGCTCATTTTTGCCCGTAGTAGCATTTAAGAATGTATAAAGGCCATTATCATCATTTGCAAAAGCTGGAACTGGGGCTTGAACAGGCAAATCTATCTTACTATGTTTTCCAACCCCTGCTACAGAATTAAAATCAATGTGATTTTCTTCAATAAGTTCTTTTATTGCTTGAAAATTCGACTTTATTATTGGTTGAGTGTAGTTTAATTTTTGTGCTACTAAAGGGATAGTTTCATCATATACATATGGCATAAAAAATCCTTATTAAAGACCGCCGCCTTCTGACCATCCTGCTCCATATGCACCGGCGGGGTTAGCATTGTCACTATAAATTGTTGCTGTTCTTTGGCTTGTTTGTTGAACAAGTGTTCGTCTCTGAATCAGCATTTCTTGTTTTCTATATTCGGGCTCGATTACAGATAAACTTTCTTGGTCCATTCGATCTTGAAACACTTTTCTTGCGGCGCCATATGAAATGTATTGCCACCATTCTTGTAAATATGGCTCAGTGGCCGCAGTTAAGAGTTCAGTTGGCCGTTTGTAGACTTCAAGTTGTACTTTATATACTTGTTCAGGAACGGGCCTAAAGGTAAAAGTATCATGGGAGAAGAGCATTGAGATCGGTCGAGACTGAGATGTTAAAATTGTTTGGCTTGCAATGTCTTCTCCGGTACCGGGAGCAGCATCAAACGTTACAACAAACTGGCCCGTTAAATAATTTATATAATTATTTGCATCTTGGACTGCTGTTGAAGTAGGCGCACCTCCCGGAACGTAGAGATTACCTATTGATGCGCTAATTGGATAATCAATCATTGATAATCCGTTATAATCCGCATCAAGAGAAGAAAACAGAACATTGTTGCGCAGAAGAATTGAGCCGCTTACCGTGCCGCTCATATTGGTTACTGTTCCGGTAAAAGCCGTTTCTGCTGCATCTCCCGTATTGCCCGTTGATGCAATGCTATTTGTAAGTGGATAATTTCTATAGAAAGTGGTTCGATCTTCAAAAAACCCTACTTCGTATCCAGCAATATAAACTGGCTGATGAACGGTAATATATTTATTTTTAAATTCATAGAGAGGATCAGCTGCATCAGCTGTATTTGTAGTATAGGAGTCTATATATGGTTCAAGATAGAATGAAAAAGTTTCTTTAAGATTAAAAAGCCGCAAATGTTCTGGGAAATCGTACAGAACAAATGTGTTAATATACTCATCTATCTGGTCGGTCGTGAGTTGAGCTTCCGATAATGATCTCGTAAGCCTGCGCACTTTAGTGCGTATAGCACTTAAAGTAGAATCTGCCATAACAGCGCTCCTTATTTAACTGATGCTTATCCAATCCTAGCAACTCTTTTCTGTCACTTCTACTTTTTAGTACGGTAAAACATTTCTAGTTGCAGATGTAAGCATATCGTTATCTTCTGCAATTGGCACAACATGTGCATATTGCTTGTTTCTAGGCGCCCCGGGCGGGACTGCAAATGCATCATACGTAGTGGTATCAAGACCCATTGTAAACTGTGTAGCGCTTGTAACAATTATGGTGCCTGCTTTACCATTTACTTGTTGCATTCCGAACCCGAGAGGAATATCTAAACGCACAATAAGCCCTGATTCATAGTTATGGTCAAATGTTGTGGTAATGGCAACAGGATGTGCTTGACTCATAGTACTTATGATGCGCATTGCAGGTTTAAATGTCGGATTTTCACGAGCTAGTACTGCCATTATTTAACTCTTCCGCGGTTAAAATGTCAGCAACTGGTTGCATATCATCAATATCAATAAACTCTAAACTTTGGAATGAGCAACGGTGTACTTTACGACCAATCTTCATTGATGGTTTTCCTTGTTCGTCAACAGTATAATCGTGAACAGGGTACCAGCAATTATTGTTCAAATGACGTGCTACTCCAAGAGGAATGGTATAAACGCCACCATCGATAAAATCAAACTTTTCAAGAGGATCTTCTTTATATGCTTTATACATAAAACTCATTGATCCGCCAGGAACTTCATTAAAACGAAATATCCCACGTACTTTTTCGCGATCTTTATCACGTTTGTAGCGTAAGTTTTGTTTAATTTTTGATGTTGATTCTTTTTTTAAGTCTTTTATTTCTGCCATAGGTAATCCTTGTATAAAAGGCACCTCGTAAATAGGTGAAAATCCACGAGGTGCCATAAAAATTAGTTACTCGCTGTTACTCTGCCAAATTACTAAATGATTTGCCAGCGGTCCAGTAAATAACATCGTTTGCTTGTCCTGCAGGAGCATCTGCACCGGCGCCTAAATTCATGCCAAGATAACCTGTATTATAGGTTTGATCGGCAAGCATATCGGTACCTGATGTAAGTGCTTGTGCTGTATCTTCACCAAGTGGAACTACTTGAGCTGGTGTAAATGGAACCTCGCCAGCTGCTGGGTAACCTTGGTTTGAAGCTGCACCAAATGTGAGCCAACTTCCAAGTCCTGAAACATCAATGTCGACCACAATATTATTTGCGGTGCCACCGTTAGTAGGATCAGTTCCTGCACGAGCCTCATTAACAGCAACAACAGTTGCAATACGATTATTGAGTTGTGAGAAATTATTCCAAGTACTTCCTGGTAACTGGAGACGAACTTTTTCACCAACGATAAAAGTGTGTGTTACAGACATATAAATCTTAGCGCGTCCAGTTGTTGCTGAGCTAGAAATATATGTAATAAATCGACTACGTGGATAGTAAAGTGATTCGTAAGGAACCTTTCTCCAATTTCCGTCAGTCGATGCTGTGCTATTAGATAAGTTAATATTACCAATAGTGAATGTAGCAGCTACAGCTGTAACACTGAAATCAATACCACCGATTTGGGGCTGATTATCAAGCGATGTAAATCTTACAATGTCGCCAATTGACAGTCCGTGACCAGCTGATGTTATAACTGGAGGACTGGCATTTGTCATTCCAGTAAGAGCTACACCCGCAGGCAGTGTAAAGTCACTTGAATCTATAAGTGTAAATCCGCCACCTGCAGCACCTAAGACTTTTAAGTCTATTTCAGTAGCTGCACCGGTTGACTGCTCTTCAAATCCGTCGCCATCAGAAAGACCACGTTGCCAGTAAAACCTGTAACCGGTTGATGCGGCATTCGCTGCTATTTTTGTGTAATTTATGACTGACATCCAATCTATATCTGAACGTAATGTCAAGATCTTAGCGGAACCATCAGCAGTAAAAACACCTTGTTGAATGATTGTGCTATCCATAATGCATCCTTCCTTATGATAAGGTACAACGTTGATTCATGACCCAAAGATCATTCGTAATACGAGGAACCTCTGCAAATTTATAACCGACAGACGCATTAAGTGCTAATGGACCGTCATATATTGGTGGTCTATAAATAAAACTTGATGATGCGCCAGTTTGCTCAATGCATGCATATGCTTCCATGCCAACACAGAACACGTTATACACGTCTGAGTCTAATAATGAAGCATTTGCTGCTACTGATCCGATAGATGATACGAGATAGCGAAGGTTGCCAATTGCGCCCCACTCAGAACGTAACGCATTCATTGGTGATGGATACTGGTTCTTTTGAATGAATCCAGCAACACTGTCCAAATCTCTTGTTAAGTCTGTGTGTGCTAATGCAAAATAAGCATCCCTAACAGGAGCCGTACCAAATTTATCCTCACCTTCAATATTGTCCATAATGGTGTATGCATTATTTCCCAATAACGCACGAACAACATCATTACAATCTGAACGTGTTAATTCAGTTGGATTGTCCGAAATTTCTATTACTTGTTGACTTAAGGGCCTTTTAACCTCAAAGGTATTAAAACCACTTAAGCGGGCAGAGTCTTCTCAGCCTGCCTCTCTATGTTTCCATAGAGTCTAGAGCACCGCATCGCTCTTTCGAGCGTCTTTCCGCTTGCTACGTTCACGCTGCACAGCCTAAGCTTGCTTGCGCCTTGTTGTCTTCGGCATTACCCGTTAAGAGTTTCAAGCCCATCAGGAAAGATTTTACAACGGCAACAATTCTACCGTTTACACCGCCAACACAGTTGATAAATCCTGCAGTTGCTGCAAGCATATCACGAGTCAGTTGATCTTCTGTCTGACGAAGTGAAACACCAAGTCGTGCTGCACATTCATTTAAAACAGGGTCTTGTGACTGCAGAGTACATTGTTCATTTAGAATGACGTGTGTGCCATACCATGAGATCTTTGCGTCCATGTCGACTGCAGTTAGTTGTTGTGCTGGGGGAGTAACCCCTGTA